TTCGTATCGCCGACGATTTCTTCACTGATACAGAGATCCCGTCGCAGATCAAGCACGCTCAGATTGAGCTAGCGGTCTACCTGCACAGCAACAAAGACGGCATCAGCCTGGGCGGTCTTGAGGACTTCAAGAGCATCCAAGTGGGCAGCATTTCGGTTGTGCCTGATAAGACCGGCTCAGTAGGAGCTGATCGCGTGCCGCCCATGTTTGAAAGGTATCTGCACAGCCTTAGAATTAGCGGACCAGGCAACATCGCTGTTAAACGGAGCTGATCATGGGCTATGGATACACGCCTGCCAAGGCCACGATCATCACAAACACCGCCGCGCACACCGGCAAGTTCTTCAAGATCATGGCGCTTGAAGATTCTGTGATTGCGTCAATGACGGCCGCCAACATCACAGAGAACGGCTCAGCCACCAAAGAGGCCATTGAGTTTGATACATCTGCCTGTATTGAGGGGCTGATTATCACGAGCATCACGCTGACCAGCGGCACGATCATCGCTTACGAGGCCTAATGGCACTTGGTGACATCCTGGCGGCAAAGCTGGCCCCGATCATCGGGGGAGCGGTTCTGGGCGGTGATGTGACCATCCGTTTTGTCACTGGGGGCACTTACAACACCACAACGGGTGCGGTTACAGAGACTGAATCCGACACGGCGATCAAGGGTGTTGTCAGTGAAGTGGCGCTGCGTGAGGCCAATGAGCTGATTCAGGCAGGCGACAAAAAGCTGCTTATTTCGGCGGCTGATGTGGCTAGCGCACCGGAGACCAAAGATCGGGTGGTGGTTGGTGGCATCGTCTATCAGATCATTCAGGTCGATAAGGAAGAGCTGAACGGTGTAGACATCGCTTACACCCTTTACCTGAGGGCCTGAACATGGCGCGTGAGATCGACTTTGATGGCGTTGATGATTACCTAGAGCAGCTGGGGAACTTCTTTGCCCAGAGCACGGTTCTAGAGGCAGACGCCAAACTCAAAGAGGCCACACCTGCCCAAACCGGAAGGCTTCGCGCTAGTTGGCAGATTGGTGAAAACGCCATCAGCGAGGCATCAGAAAAGCCTGGCCAATATCCAGAGGCCCAAGGGACCAACATTCCCGACATGAAGGGCATTAACTATCAGCCCGGCACTGAGACCATTGGCAACGTCTACAGCATCCACAACGCTGTCGAATATGCCGAGCCGGTTTGCATGGGCACTGGTCTGCCACCTTCATGGGGCGGCTCTTTTAAGACGCGCCAGGGCACTGTCCCAGGGTTCCCAGAGCTAATCACTAAGGAGCTGCAGGTTGATTCGCAACGACGTTTCAACGATGCTGTGAAGCAAGCACAGAAGAAAGGCAAGATCTAATGGCAGCCGCAGACCTCAACTCAGTTCGCGCCACCATTGAGGGCCGCCTAGCTACTGAGCTGGCCAATAGCCCAGCGATCCCGGTGGTCTTTCACAATATGGCGTATGAGCCAACGCCAAACAGCTCCTTTGTGCAGTGTTTGACGACCTTTGGGGCTAATCAATATCTGAGCCAGGGAGGCACCAGCAACAGTCAAAACCGCATAGTCGGCTTGGCTTTGTTCAATATCTTTTCGGGCAAGGGTGTAGGCCCTGGGGCAAATCTCGTGATTGGTAAACGAATCCGAGACCTTTACAATAGGGTCATCGTGTCGGGGGTTTTCTTCGACGCTCCCATTGGCCCAGAGGTGCTGGCCTCGCCAGAGCCCGAAGGCTATTTTCAAACTCAGGTCCGTGTGACCTTTGAATTCATCGAGGAACTCTGACCATGGCCACCATCCGAGGCGAATCCGGATCAGTTCAGTTCGAGACCGGCAGCGGCAGCCTTGCCCAGGTTATCGGCACTCGTAGCTGGAGTCTTTCAATCACCAAAGAAACTCTGGACACCACCGTCCATGGCGATTCGTTCCGCCAATTCATTGGCAGCATGATTAGCGGCTCTGGTACCGTTGAGCTGGTTTATGACCCGGATGCGACTGGCCAGGCCAGTTTGCTTGAGGATGTCATTAAGTCACCAGATACCGCTGACGCTTCCTTTGAGCTGTTTACTACTGGGAGTTCAAGCGGCTCTGACGGCCTTGCTTTCGGCGGGATTATTACTGACATGGAAATCACTTCCACTGTTGGTGAGCTTGTAATCGCGACCGCTAATTTCATCACCTCTGGCACCATCACTTCTAACCTTGAGTGATAAGGCTATAGTTTGAACGTATTGTTCAAGCTATTAAATGCCTGCCTCTAAGCGATTTGTGGATGAGCTGGTTGAGGCTTTTGACCTTAACCAGCGCCGCAAATTTGTTTTGACTCTTCCGTCAGGCGCGACCCGAGATCTGTACTTCAAGCCGATCACACGGGCAGATCGCAAGAAAGCCCAGCAACTTGCTGGCACTGAAGAAGCCTTGGACATCTCCACGCAGATGCTTTGCCAGATGGCTGAGCTGGAAGATGGCACCAAAGCATTTGCTTCAGGTGACGCAGCAAAGCTGCAACGCAGGCTGCCTGAGTCTGTGCTGAATGAGATTGAACTGTTTCTGTTTGGCCTCGCCGAAACCGCAGACGTTGACGAAGCAAAAAACGACTGAGGCAGGACAGCTGGACTTATTTTGAGTTCTTCTTAGCCTGCGAGCTAGGCATGACCGTCAGCAGGCTTCGCACGGAATTAACCGATGCGGAGCTGATTCACTTTGCTGCGTTCTATGAAGTCAAGGCAGAGAATGAGGAAAGGGCAATGGATCGCGCCAAGCGCCAGCGCAGGTAAGCTGTAGAGAGCTGATTGGCAGGTAAGTGACAACCGTCTTAACTGCCAACTTTGATTTTTCACAGCCCAAGTCTGCGATTAAGCAGACCCAGGCACAGATTGACCAGCTAAAAAATAAAGCCAAAGGCGCTCAGGGTGGTTTAGATGGCGCGGCAAGATCTGCAAAGGGTGCTGGTGCTGCTACTGCCTTCTTTGGCAACGCGGCAAAAGGTGCAGTCCCTGGAGTCGCTGCATTAGGCACTGCGCTGAAGGCGGCGTTGGGCCCAATAGCTGTCCTGACATCAGCAGCTGGCGCTCTTACGTCGGCGTTTTCAACGCTGGCACAGCAGGATTTTGCTGAGGCAAAAGTTCGCACGCTTGGCGTCAACAGTGAAGAACTAAAGAGCCGCCTTGTCGATGTGAGCCGTGAGCTGGCGGGCCAGGCCAGTGTTGTCGAGTTAACTGCCGCGGCCTACGACGTGGCATCAGCTGGCTTCAACAATGCGGCCTCTGCTTCGCAGGTGTTGAAGGCTTCGAGCCTTGCGGCCACTGGCGGCTTTTCTGACCTGAATACGGTGGCAGATGCCACTACGTCAGTTCTCAATGCTTACGGCCTAGGAGCAGAAGAAGCAACGCGGATTACTGACCAATTCATCCAGACGCAAAACGACGGCAAAATCGTCATCGGCCAATATGCGGCCAACATTGCGAAGGTCGCCCCCGTTGCATCGGCCCTGGGCATCGGGCTGGATGAGGTCAATGCTGCAGTGGCTCAGATCACGGGCACAGGTACGGGGGCAGAGGTCACATTTACGGCTCTGAAAACTGCGTTTGCACAGTTGGCCTCTGGTGGTGTCGGTGAAAAGCTGAAGGAGTTTGGGGTCAATATCGACGCCAACACGATTGCGGCCGATGGTTTCATCGGCACTCTTGAGAAAATCAAGGATTCTGGGGCTGATACGGGCGCAATTCTTAAGGCCTTTGGCACAGAAGCTGGCCCGGTGTTGCAGCCTTTGCTCAATGATTTTGACAAGCTGAACAAGCTGCTGGAGAACCAACGCAACGCCCAGGGCGCAGCCGCCAAAGCTGCTTTTGAGGCAGGCGACACGATCAATGGTTCTCTTAAGCGCCTTCAGACGGCCTTTACCAACCTGTTTGCTGATGGTTCAGAGCTGGGCTTGTTACTGAAAAGCACGTTCAAAGTGGCTGCCGTGACGGTCGAGACCTTGACCGCAGCTGTGAAGATATCCCTGGCCCCATTCAGGGCAATTTTTGCGGCTGTTGGTGAGATCGGCTCAGCAATCAGCCAAGCCCTAGGGATGGAAGGCGTCAGTGTTGCCTTTGAGTTAGAGCAAGGGTTTCAGCGTTTCCTGGGCGTCCTTCAAACAATCACCCATGTCGCCGTAGGTGTTGGCAAGGCAATAGGTCAAGTGATTGGCGGCGCTATTGGCGTTGTACTCAAAGCAACCGAGGGCCTAAGAACAGCAATCTTTGAAGGCATCGGTGGATTGATCATGACGATTCCACGCCTGCTGGGCCGCATGTTTGACATGTTGCCGGACTTTGCCAAAAACTTGATCAAAAGAGTTCTTGGCGGCGGTAAGCAGCTATTGATGGATGCCGCGGCTTTAGGAGCTGGGGTGATGGCACCTGTAACGGCACCACAAACGGAGGCTGCAAATGCAATTCAACAAACTGGAGGGCTGCCCAAAACAAAAACACCAACTAAAAAAAGTGATCTTGAAAAGCAACGTGAAGCGGCCGCCGCTTTGTTGGTGCAGCTGAAACGTAAAGCACAGTTAGAGTCCGCTTCAACGGATGCTGCCCGACGACAACTAGAACTTGATTTTGCCAAAGCCGATTTGGCTACGCGATTCCCACTGCTCAAAGAGGAGGAACTTAAAAAACTCAGGGATCAGCTGGATTCTAATTTTGCAATCACGGAAGAGAAGCGCAAACAGAAGGCTTTGGACGATGCAGCCAAAAAGGCTGCTGAAGAATTGGCCGAGCGTTACAAGAAACTCGGCGATGCTATCAAAACAGAAGTTGGCGGAGCAATCAAAGGTTTGATCAATGGCACAAAGACCCTAGGCGAAACCGCTCTGGGCATCGTCAATAAGCTCAAAGATCGGTTTATTGATCTTGCAATCAACGCAGCTTTTGCAGGTCTTGGTGCGGTATCTCCGTCGGGCAGTATCTTTGCGAAGATATTTGGTGGTGGTCGCGCCAATGGCGGCACGGTCCAGGGTGGCCGCTCTTACATGGTTGGAGAGCGTGGGCCTGAGTTGTTCACGCCTGGTCGCACCGGCAGCATTGCGCCCAACTCCGCCTTAAGCGGAAACATGAGCGTCGTCGTCAACGTCGATGCTTCTGGCACCGAGGTTCAAGGTGATCAAGGCAATGCCGATCAGCTTGGTCGCTTGATTGGTCAGGCAGTGCAGGCAGAATTGATTAAACAGAAGCGGCCTGGTGGTCTGCTTACCCGCTGATGGCTACTTTCCCTTCAATTAACCCGACTTACGGGGCAAGCAAGCGCAGTAGACCAACTGTGCGAAACGTCCAGCTGGGTGATGGCTACAGCCAGCGATTGCGCTTTGGCCTCAACACGGATCTCAAAACTTGGAGCCTGAAGTTTGAGGTGTCGGAGACTGATGCCGACACCATTGAAACCTTCCTTGAAGCACGCGGTGGAGCGGAACACTTTGACTGGTCGCCACCGGATGATTCGGAGACCTATAAGTGGATCTGCCAAGACTGGTCGAAGTCCATACCGTATTTGAACAGGGCAACGATCACAGCGACGTTCCAAGAAGTTATTGAGCCATGAGCACTGCTTTTGTTGAGCTACTCAACTCCGGCCCGTTTGCAATCATTGAGCTGTTTGAGCTGAAGCTATTTCAAGACTTGCACGGCTCTGATGAGGAGTATTACTTCCACGCAGGCCGGAATCGTAAGACGACCGTGCCAAGCAACACGGATGACATTCTTGATGCCTTTTCTATTAAGTACGGCGGCACGCCCTACATCCCTTTGCCTGTAGAGGCGTCAGGTTTTGAGTTTAGCGGTGATGGCACGCTGCCTAGGCCGTCTATTCGTTTTGCCAACCTGCAGAGCCAGATGACAGCGTTACTGCTGGGCATCAATCAAATAACCCCAGGCAATGACCTTTCTGGCGCACGGGTGACAAGGATCCGCACCCTCAGTCGTTTTCTTGATAGCGATAACTGGGAGGATGGCGTCAACCCCTACGGCAACCCTGATTCAGGGGCCAACGCGCAGCTGCCAAAGGAGGTTTACTACATCGACCGCAAAGTCACCGAAAACAGGGACTTTGTTGAGTTCGAGCTGGTGTCGTCTTTTGACATGGCAAATACAAAGGCTCCACGTCGTCTTGTGATGCAGAACCTGTGCCAGTGGGAATACAAGAGCAAGGAATGTGGCTACACCGGCTCTGATGAGTTCACGATCAATGGCGTTGCGCTTTCGCGTTCTAATCCGACCGGTTTCGGTTATTCAACGAATCAAGAAAAACTGACTACTGGCTCAACGCTGACGGAGGGCAACGCGCTGGTTTCTACTAACGGTTGGTTTATCGCAAAGGTTCAGGCAGATGGGAACTTTGTAATCTACAAAAAACCCGGTGGATCGTCAGACCATGCGCTTTGGAATCACGGCAAAGAGCTAGGCACAAATACAAACGGCTACACCTTAAAAATGCAGCCTGACGGCAACCTCGTTCTGTACAACGACGACGTTGCCCGCAATGACTACGCAGGCAATTCTGTTGTTTGGGCTACTAAGACGCATGAGCTGGGGCA